TCGCGGTCCCAGGTTGTCTTGCTTGACCACAGCGTTCGATAGGTGACGCGCCATCGCAGGATTTCCATCATGGACCAGATCGTGATCCATCACCATGTCGAAAAATTTTGCGCAACTACCCACCATTCGTCTGGGCGAAGTTGACGGATACTCAATAACAGGCAAACCCATGTCTTGAAGGACTTGCATCGATCGTTGCCACCGGAACGGGTCACACGCAATCTCGACCACCTTCGGGTGATCCTGACAATACTTGATGATCGTCTGTTCGACGTCCGCAATATCTACACGCCAGTCTTCGTCGTCAAGATCTGGGTCGCGTTCCCACAGCTTCACAACTTCCACCCTGATCGGCTGATCTTCCTTCTGAACCGTGCAAGCCACCAGCGCGGTACAGTCCCCACTGAAGGATCCATCAAAGCCCAGAATGATTTCGTCATCCGGTGTGATCGGTTGTCCACCTTCGCAGGCTTCCCACGCACCGGCAGGTAGCCAGGACAGGGCACCACTCAAGAACTGATTCATGCGCTTAGTTCTGAATTCGGCTTCCGGTGTGCGTCGCATCGAAGCTTCGAAGTCGCCAGGATCGTTCAGGACACCGAACCCAGGGTTAGCGCGTTTCCACGATTCCGGATCGCGGTGATCAGCGTCATCGGTCCAGCACGCCATCAAGAAGTTCTGATCGTATTCCATGTCAGCCTGCGCCAGACGAATCTGTTCCAAACCGTAGTTATACAGTTCGAACGCAATAGAGTCACGCCCCGTCGAATCAGACTTCACACCGGCGGTTGTGATCGACACCATGTGCGCTTTGTTTCCACGTGCCGCCATTGACAACTGCATGACGTCGAACATCTTCCGGTTCGGGAAGCTATGTGTTTCGTCCATGTAGATACTTGTACTGTTCAGACCTTCTGCGGCACCGGCTTCAGCCGATAGGACACGATAGACAGATCCAGTGGAAGGCACTTCGATCGCGTCACGGTAGATCTTCGTAATCTGAGTTAGTTCTTCGTCACTCTGGATAATCTTCTTCGCTTCGTTGAATACGATTCGTGCCTGGTCACGTGTTGACGCGACACTATACGTTTCCGCACCGCCACCACCGAAGATCGTGTCGAAGATCGCCAGGTGACTAGCCAGCGCCGATTTTCCGTTCTTGCGGGGAACCATAACGTGTGCCAGCCTGAACTGATAGCGATTCGGATCCACACCATCGTCCAGATAGATTGCACGGATCAGATTCTTCTGCCAATCCATCAGATGCAACCGCGACCCAGACTGACCAGCGACAGAATCCTTCGTGATCACACCGAACAGTTCGATGAATTCGATCGCCTTTTCAGCACGCGACATACGGGAAGGGTCATTATCCACAGGTGTCAGAAACCGTGGTGCCCACCCATCAGCGTCCGTGATACCAGTCATCGATTACCCTACGTGTCTTTACGTGTTGCCCTTTAGGTCGTTCAGCCAGTCGTGCCAAACACACATCCCGTCCAGGATCTATCGTCTTGATTCTCGCATTGAATGATCTATAACGTCGTAACCATTCACGATCAGGACTGGTGTGAATAATCCAGATGTTGTGTCTAGTCATCGAACCTAAACCCAGCGCCGACCGGATCGCACCCTTCCGTGCTTCCCTAGCGACCAGACGCACTTCGTTCGAATAATCATGTTCGTCATCCAGGAACGGAGTCATCGCCGAAGCGATCGCATCCATGTCGATGATGATGTCACCCTTTTCCGACCACTCACGAACATACGTGGACTTCCCAGCACACGGCGGACCAGTGACAACCGTGATCATCCGTGCTTCGCCATCAATTCTTCAAGCTTCGATCTGCGCGTCACTTCAGCGACACCCAGACGCGCACGGTCTACCGGACTGAACCCCAGCATTGACAGGTTAGAAGTGATCTCAGAATTCAAAGCACGCAACGCGCGCCGATCCTTCGACTCACCAGACGACGCGACAAGTTCCATCAGCCGTGATCGTTCATCCAAAGACTCACACGTCATCAGAAGAAGTTCGATGTCAGTCTGCGGACTAATCCATTGGATCCCTGCGCCCCAGATCCGATCCCACATCGCATAACCCGCGTCACCCAGCGGACGGTGCGGTTCCGGCACAGCACCAGACGCAGGCAGAACCTGGACTTCGCCTTCCTTCGGCAAAGCACGCTTCCCTGGATTACCCAGCATGCGCTTCTGTTCTATCGGCTTCGGCGGTCGCCCCATCTGTCCCATTCTTCTAGCCTACCGAACCCTTCCCCCAAAATGCCGACTTTTGCGGGTCTACATCTCTGCATGGGGCTGACGGGGTAGTGGATTTTGCCCTTTGAAGAAATTACCCGTCCCCATATATAACCCCGTACGGGTAGGTGGGTGCCGTTAGTTCTGTTCTGGGATGTCTCTGAAGCGTGGTGTCATGGGCTTGTTGCCACGTTTCCGGTTGCAGGACCTGTGTGCTTTAGCTAATGCAGAGTAGTGACCCTGTTCAGGATTTATGTGATCGGCTTCCCACGGATCGGACGGGGTAGGTCCCCCACCGCAAAGATGACAGACGCCCCCAGGGGTCCCCATCAAGATCTTTTTTTTCTTTTGATAATCGCCACCGTAAAGAAACTGTTTCTTCAACTGTCGTCTGGGGGACTTTGATTCTTGTGTTTTCCTTCGATGGTCAGGGCAGTACGACCCCTGTGTCAGCACACCGCATTTCAGACAGGGACGGGAGAACCCCCAGGATGTCATGTTTCTTTTGTTTCGAATTGTGTTAGCTGATCCTGCCGGAGTAAACGAAGTTTCCCTGACTGATCCCACGCTGGTGGTGTGGCTTCTTCCCACGCTTCAGGTCCACGTCTCCATCCGATCAGATCGACTAGGTGTGGTGTGATGTCGTCACTGAACGCTAGGACCAAGATGTGATTCAGGATTGCGTACTTGTGTTTCAGTAGAAGGTTGTGGTGTGGATCTCTGATGCGTTTCACTTCGATGTTGTCTCCGACGTCCGGACGATCGGCATATAGGTGATGATCTTCCGGCTTCCACCATCCGGCGTTCCAGTGACGGTTCGTGTGTTTCGCTGTGGCTAGTTCGCATCGTGCGGATGCGTAGTTAGCCACGTAGTTGTCCTGCATGCGTTCTGCATTCATCGCATACGCTGGTGCGTCACCACGACGCATGTTCATGTCAGTGCATCGACGGGCGACGAACTGTGCCAGTTCTAGATCCGACTCACTTAGACTTATTCGAAGTGTCACGGGCTTCCTTCAGTAGTTCCGCTTGACGGTCATAGTAAGAACGCCACAGTTCGGGTTGTGACTGTTCCCGCATCTCACGGACGTACTGGTCCGTTTGCTTCAGGATCTTCTGGTCAGTCTTCTTGTTCGCTGTCATCTGTCATCATCTCCAAGTTGTCTAGATAATCAGTTACATATTCGTTTCCCAGGTAACGTCTTATGATCACGTGGATCAGTAGGGCATCACGCTGGAACCGACTGATCATTTCGTCTTCTTCCGTAGACAGTTCGATCATGCCGTCTCCCTGTGCAAGTGACAACTTTGCACTGAAGAATAGAAGGCTGTTCATGTCAATCAGTGTTGCGACTTCCTCTGGTGTCACTGATTCTTCGCCATGCTTCATAGCTTATGCACCGTCCCTGAGTAGTCCACACCCTTTTCAAGCATCAGAACTGCAAGTCCTGGAATGCTGTCTTCGCCGGTGGTCTGTCTAAACCAATTCGATCCGTTGTCCATTGTCGGTCCCATGACCAGGAACCTTGACGTCCCACGTGGCGTTGACCCTAATTCTGTAATACGTAAGTGATGCCAGTGCCCGTGTATAAGAAGTGAAGCGTCTGCGACTGGCTGATTGCCGAATGCCTGTTGACGCCACCACGTAGCCATCATGTCAGGGCGACGTGCCTGATGCCCATGCACAACACCTAGAACGTGTGTGTCGTCGTCTTCCCATACCTTGATCGCTAGGGATTCATCCCACGGTTGCGGTTCCACGAAGCGCACATTGTTTGCACCTGTTTCTGTCGCCAGTCGTGCCAGTTGACGACCGATGAAGACTCCCCAGTCATCTGTCGGTTTACCGATCGCTTTGCCGTTCATCCGAAACTGGCAGTGATTAGATCCGATCGACGCATAGGTGACGTCGGGCACCATCTCTGCGATCGCACGAAGTGTTGACCATGCTAACGACGTCGCCAGATCTACCTGTTCCATGATCGACAGATCGTTCGAATAATTCTGTTGTGGGCTGTTCGCGTTATAGAAGTTCTCTACCGTGTCACCTAGATCAGCGAAGATGACCTTTTCCGGCTTTTCGTCCTGGATCATGCGAAGAAGCTTTGCCTTCGTCAGTTCGACCCGTTCCAGAAGTGACTGTGTGTCGCCACGGTAATCGACCTTACCGACTTGAAGATCTGACCACAGCACTACCAGACAGCGCGGGTTAGGCTTACCTAACTTGACTGGCTTGATCTTCTTCTTTGCTTCCTGGATCAGAAGCGGAAGATCGATTTCGCCGTTCTTCTTCCGGAACGTAAACCTGTAGGACGTCAGCCAGACTAGATCGCCGTCCTTCTGTTGTTGCCACCTCGAGGTGCGGACTGGTGGGATCACTTCGATGTCTTTAGGATCTAGACCGGCGTCGATCAGGAATTCGTCGAAGTTCTCCGGTTCGGATTCGTAACCGTGCGTCGTTGCGACACCTTCTGTGCCGTCGAAGTCAACACCAGGACGATAGTCCTTCGGGACCTGTGGCTTCGGTGCTGGCTTCAGATTCTCAAGCATTAGTCGATCAGCCTGCAACTGCATGACCGTTGCCGGTGCTTGTGAACAGAATTAGCGCTGACGGTTAGACCTAGCTTCGTCATTTCTACTGCCAGAGTGTGCGACTTCCATTCTGGATCCAGAAGTGCTTCCATCAGGATTTCCTGATCACGATCGTTCAGACTGTCCAGGATGCTTCTGACCTTGCACGGTCTGATGATGTCGGGGCGTTTCAATCCTTCAAGCATTAGTACTCCCTTCTGAGAACCGACCATAGTGGAAGATTCGACCTATAGTTGAAGCCCGTGGTCCGGCGTGTCGTATTGGCTGACTGAGATGAACGCACCAGTGTCGTGATCATCTGCGTAGCGCTTGAAGGCGACCAGTTTGACGATCTGACTGTCGTCATCCCAGATCCCTGCGTCGCTGAGAGAATCACCGATCGCACGGCATAACTTATCCACGTCAGGTGGAACGATCGGTTGCGGTCGCTTACTAGAACTAATCGACTTAGGACGTTCCAGGTAGAACGCGACTTGCAGTTCGACTGGACCTGATAAACGTGCCCAATCATGTTCCAGACTGGCATAGATCGCATATTCTGTGACGACCTTCCGCCATGCTGGAAGATACTTAGAAGCTTCGATGAACCGTCCCCGTACCTGTCGCTTCGACCCCTGTGGGGCTGGGCGACCTGGCACGAAGAATGACAGCACATTCTATTCTAGAACGGCGGTGCCTGATCGATCGGCTGATCTGCGTCTGGGAGTGGCTTCACATCCCAGATGGCGTTCACTGCCGCATGTCCGACCTTTTCTTCACGCTGTGTTCCCTTGTGGATCAGGTTCATGTCTTCAGCGCGGACTTCAAGACTGATTCCTTTAGATCCGTCACGCTTATCGAACCGCTTCGTCTTCAGACGTCCAGTGATCTCTACTTGATTGCCTTCTTCGAATCCGGCAGGTCCGACGACACTGAAGTAGTCAGCGCCGATCTTTTCCCACTTACCTTCTGGTGTCTTCCGCATCTGGGAGTGTGCGACGTCGTACACGGTGCCCCAGTCGAATTGCTTGACTTCATTGATGAAGCCCTTGAAGTTTACGGTGATCATTTCTATCCCTTCTTGTCAGGTGGTCTTAGTCTATACACTAACCACTGACATCGGATATGACGTGGCTGGGCGCACAACAGTCGTAGTGGTGGCAGATCCTGATCCCTGGAAGGACCGGATTCCCGTCATCGTCGATCGGTGTGATCTGGTCTTCAGCGAACCTGCCGTGCCACGGGATGCACTTACCTTCCTTCGTGTGGACGGTCTGGACCTTCCGTGCCCTGCATGACGTACACAGCCGACTGTTCCGTCTGATGCTGTTGACGGTCCATTCGTATCCGCATCGTTCGCAGGTGATCACTGGCACCGCATAAGGATACCTGCATTCGAACAGGTGTGCGAATAGTGCTGATCGGTCTAAACGGTCAGTGACTCATAATCGAACACGATCGGGCAGTTGACCAGGTCATACATCGTCTGCAAGTAGTCGATCGAATCTTCGTGGCAACCCTGCCTGACCGACAGTCCGCTGTATTCACCGTGTGGGCTTGACCAGGATCTGTCGTCCGGAAGTCCGACGGTGATGTGATACCTGTAGTGCATGCCGCAGTCTTCACACATGGCTGTGTCCTGACGGTAGTAGCCACCCTGCCCTTCGACCAGGTTGCGTAGCCGGTGACGAATAGTTCCTTCTGGTCCCATCATGATCTGCCTTCCTAACCTTGCTTCGGATCGATGACTTCGTGATTGATCATCGACATCACGTCTGCCCAGAAGTCTGCCATCGACTCCCCTTGCATCTTGGTCTGTGCGAACGCACCGACTCCGGTTCCGCTGTTTCCATGTCCGTTGTTCCAGACATAAGGATCGGGTAGACCACATTCGAATTCGTAGTCGTCGAAGAATTTCTTTTCCGACCAGGTTGCCCCTTGCTTGGCTAGTAGCCGCGTGACCTGTGTCTTCGTTGCCATGATCAGTTTCCTTCCTTGCGGAATGTTTCGAAGATGCGGACGTAGTAGGTGCGTGCAAAGTCCACGTCGCCCCGTTCTGCGCTTCGCAGGAAGTCTTCGAACAGTCCTAGATATTGTTGTGTCTTCTTGACCGACGATGTACCTGCCAGCATGATCCCCATCATCGTCCGTGCGTCTGCGCGAAGTTCGTTCAGTGCGCCTTCGGCAATTTCGTCTATGGTCCTTATCATTTCAGCTTCCCTTCCTAGATAACTTCGGATAATGCGTCGATGTTGTGAGTCTCCATCAGTGCGACCATCTGTTCCCAGATCGCGTCCTGATCTTGACATGCCCTGTTGTAGTGGGCTTCGATAGCTGGCTTCTGTGAAGCCTTGACGTTCTTGCTAGCACTGCCAGCCAGACGGTATTCCTTTGCCCAGAAACGTGCTTCACGAAGCTTCTCCGTGTATGCGTCGTCCAGCTTTGCCAGTTCTTCGATTGCTTGTGTTCTAGTCATTTTGACTTCCCTTCTGTTCATGTAAACCATTATACACATATTTCAGAAAAGTATGTCAAGTCCTAGACAGAATTATTTACAACCAAATTCACCAGGCTTGCACTCATAATGTTCATCCAGATTATGCAACGCCTTCACCCAATCACGATGCCCTGGCACTTCAGCCGGACGTTCCCACGGCTTCTTATCGACCGCAGGATACGGTTCGTCATGCCACCGTTCCTGATTCAACCATGTAGCCGGACGCGGAATGAACTGCTTCGCCGGAAGGTTCGGATCCGAAGCAAACTTATTCACACCATCGATGATCACTTCATGCCCATAAATGTTCACAGCCCTGGCGAACGCCTGACGCGCTTCACCCTTCCCCAGCTTCCGTGGATACGTGTTCCAGAATTCATCGAAGTGACGAAATATATCGTTAGGTAGTTCTAGTTCAGTAGTTCTAGTTATATGGGTCACTGGTGACGCGGGGTCGCGTCGTGTGTGACGCGGGGTCGCGTCGTGTGTGACGCGGGGTCCAGCACGATGCACCGTGTAGATCGAAGACTGATACTTACCATCCTTCACACGTTGCTTCCGACTCACAGCCCCATGCGCGATCAGTTCTTCCGACGCACGATCGATCGACTTCAAAGAACACTTCAATCGTCGTGCAAGTAATGTGCGCCCAGGGAACGCATTCTGTGTGTCATTGTCCGCATACCGCGCCAGCACCGCATACAACCGGACAGCCTTATCTGACACATCCATGTCAAGAAGCCATTCTGGGATGATGCTAAACCTGACGTCTGTGTCAAGCTTGTCCGTCATTGTGTTCCTTCCTCAAAGATTGGATCGCTAATTCTAGTTGACGTTCCGTGAACTTGAATCGTGGTCGCGCCTTAGCGTCGATCGAAGCCATCCGTGACGGCGGTTCCGGATTCTGAAGACGATGCCACGCCCAGTAATCTTCCCCACGTTCCCTGATCAGTTCATTTTCGTACTGTGCGACCGGATGCCAGAACGCTTCCAGTTGCAACAGATCCTTATCGATGCCTAATTCCTTAGACCAATCCACCATGTGCTTACCCTTCTAGAACGGTATGTCGTCACCCATCCCTTCAACGGGTGATCGTGTACCGTCCGGATTCAGAACATACCACTTCTGTTCGCCGAAGTGAAACACCGGCGTGGATGTTTCATCCCACGGTCGAAGCTTGTGTCCTGCGGATCGTGCCCTGACCGCCGAAGACGGATCTGATTCCACTAGCCCGTTCCAGGATGCACAGATCATCATGACGTTCGTGATGTCAGACTCCCTGGACTTAGATCCACCCATCTGACGGTTCACCCTGTGATGCGGCACCACTTCGGTATCACCACAGTGCCAGCACTCCGGATCTCGAGCGCGAAGCTTCTTGATCAGCGACGGCTTCAACGCCACGATCAGTCCTTGTCTGTCTTATAGAACCCAGATCCTTTGAAGATCGCAGGGACCGGTGCAAAGCGTTTCGACATCAGATGATCCTGATCGCACACGATCGTCTGATCCTCTGTAATGGAATGCATCACATCACGTGTGATCGAACATGCTTCACACCAATACGTATACAACGGCATCAAAGCTTCATTTCAGCCTGCATGATCTTCGACATAGTCGCATGCGCCATGATCTCTGATTCGATGATCTTCAGCTTTGTTCGGATCCGATTGACCCGCGCTTTAGCCAGATCGCGTGCCAGACGTGCTTCCGAAGCTTCAAGCTTTGCCTGCGCTGTTCTCTCTGCAACCGACCCTGTAGCCGATAGAAACGATTTAGCTTCGACCGTGTCCAGCGAATTTTCGCATTCAGCCAGATCAATTTCAGCTTCGTAAAGCGCATCAGATCCCTTCCGATTAGTCTGTATCAGTTCCTGTAGTGCTTCGACTACTTGTGACGGATTCAATTAGTGTTTCCAATCTGTCCTTCAGGTGCAACCGCCAGAAGATGACGTCGGCTTCATTTCCGCGTTCGTGTGCTTCCTGAAGCGCCATCGCTATTTCCTTCACCGACGCTAGTTGCACGTTCCACTTGTTCGGCACGTTCCTTGACCTTATCTAGTTCGGCGGTCGAAGCCCTGGCGGACTTAGCTTCCTTCCATAGTAGACGTAGGGCGTCCACATCATTTAGATTTTCGGCTTCGGCGATCCAGTCGCGTGTTGCCAGTTGCGTGCCACGCATCACCTTCTGCATTTCTTCACGCGAAGCCAGAGACTTCGAAGCGTCATCCTTATTGCCTGTCCATGCTGATGATGCCAAAGCCAGACATCTTCCGACGGCGCTGGTCTCGCACACTTCCAATCCGCTGGTGGCTTGTGGACCGTGTGCCGAATCGATTTCGAATGCGTGACCAGTGGATTTAGCCACACCGTCGATCTGATCATCCCTGTTCAGATACAGTGTCGCCTTCACACGCCAGATCCCCTTAGCGCGATCAGCGTCCGTCGAATAGTCGTGGGTCTCCAAACGATAGTCGGGATACTGTGCTTCCAGCATCGCCAGTCTCTCCGCGACCGTGGCATATTTCTGTAGATCGAACCGTGGCATTATGACCATTCCTTCCCTATGTATTTCAGGATCTCTACCTGAACATCGTGCATCGCATCTGACAGCGATGAGTAATAACTAGACAGAAGAACTTCTTTGCCTTCGTATAGCTGGACCAATAGCAGATCGTAATCGACCTTCACCTTCACTTCGAACATTACTTACCCTTCTTGATTGTTAGCCACGGGACACCATTTCCCCTAGCCTGACGCGACACAATACGCTTCCCATCCAGGACACCGTACTTCGCCGACCCCATCCTATCCAGCACCTGCGACTTCAACGCATTCAGATCACGTGTCGCATGATCGACGTCACTCTGCGCCATCAGAAGCCGTGAACCCAGTTCCCCTAGTTCCACTTCACTGTCTTCCATGTCAGGGTGCAACTGACGCACAGCTTCATACGTCGCCTTAGATCCATCCCAGGAAGGTTGCACATGTGCTTGTAGGTGATCCCAGAACCGTTTCGCTTCGTTCCGTTGCACTTCGATTTCGAAGTCGTCCCGCAGGATCTCATGTTCCTGCCAGTCCCACCCAGCTACTCCGATGATGTAGGACCGTTGCAGGTTGAAGACATCCATGTAGTGCATGACCTGTGAGTGATAAGCCGGTGGCACTTCATCCCAGTACGATCGTGCGGTCTTCACCTCTAAGATGATGTGTTCACCAGTCTTCCTGTTGACAGCGATCGCGTCAGGGTTCGCCAGCATGTACGGGAACTTCGCGTGACGGTAGGTTCCCAGGATCAGCACCTGCCATGCAGGGTTAGCTTCCGCCCAGATCTTCAAGATCGGTTCTTCGAACGCCTTACCGAAACGAACAGACCAGTTGTCTACCGGCGGATCAGGGATCTGCCCAGTGCGTTTAGCCCACAGACCGAATGCTGATTCCCACGGGTTTAGTCCCATGATCGTTCCGATGTCGGATCCACCGATGCCCTGTGATCGGAGATCGTGCCATTCCTGTGTGCCTGACTCCGCTGTGCCCACATAGATTGCGTCCAGGAAGTCGCCCGTCACTGTCTCGAATTGTCTGTCGTTACTCATACACTGGATTCTATGACTAACTACCGACAGAAGCCATACGATCGTTTCGCCGAAGCGTTAGACACTCAAGGCGAAGTCCCATGTCAGTCCGTACCGGACGTGTTCTTCCCTGAAGACATTCGTAAACCCAGGGAACGCGAAGAAGCCATCCGAATAGCGAAGAAGTTGTGTGCTTCCTGCCCTATCCAGATGGCTTGCTTCGAATATGCGATTGTGGCTAAAGAACGTTTCGGCATCTGGGCTGGAACCCTGCCGTCTGATCGTTAGCCGTCTTCTTCGGAGATCCCTTCGTCTTCGAACTGCCATGTCAAGTGATCCCGCAGGGCGCGTGCCTGTTTCCTTGACAGCACCAGGGCACCATCATGATCGATGTCGATCGGATCCGCGAAGCCCACGAAGAATCGGTTCCCTTCGGATCTTGTAATGATTCCACTGTGCCCACCCATAATCAGTTTCTCATTCATGCGCGTTACCTTCCTTCATTAGTTTCGTCACCGCCCACGCTATCAGCGCGAACCCTATAATCGTCGCCCCATTGATAGGTGCGAACGGATTGACCATCCCAGGTGTCAGGACGAAGCCAGCACCGATCAGCATCACGATCCACCACATCAGATCGTCACCGCCAGCCAGATCGCCATTCCCACCGACAGAACAGTGATGATTGTGAACGATGTCAGGATCACGACAGCATCATCATGCGTCATCGACCAGTCCATCTTCTTCTTCCGGTTGCGACGTTCTTCCTGCAAAGCCACGTGACGTGACGCAGGGACGGGTGCTGGTGTCTCCGACTCCCACAGTTCGGCAACCTTTTCAAAGAACCGTGAGTCTTCGACGATCGCTTTGATCAGGTAGGCAGGCATGGGTGCGTTCTCATGCGCGTGCCACCAGCGCACGATCTGGTCGATGCGTGCCTGATCTTCATCCAATATGTTCTTCATACGACTCATTGTGAGTCCCCTTCCTTGATTCGATGTTGACCACGATAGCGTGTAGTGTAAAGACTAGACAGGACATTTTGATAACAGTTAGGTTACGAAGGAAGGGTATGTATAATGCTAGACATGGGAACTTTTGATTATCACAGCTATGACCAGATGCCACTGGACCAACTGGCGCACATCCGCAACGACGGAATGAAACGAATCGATCAGGTGACAGAAGCCATCAAGCAGAAGGTCATCGAAGAACGCGACAACGGCACACCGATCACGAAGATCGCTAAGACCGCCGGAGTCACCAGACCAACCGTCTATTCCTGGATCTCCGAATAGAAACAGCCCCCAGACGTGGTGGTCGTCCAGGGGCTGTCAGGGAGAATGTCAGAAGGGTAACATTCGTTATCCCAGAATAGCAGTTACTGGCAACTATCGCACTGAAGAAGATCCATCGGATCCACCGGAACCTGGAACCCGTCAACCTGATCGATGCTGTCGAACGGGTTAGACATCTGCGTCACCCTTCGGACGATCGTACTGAAGCACGGAAGTCAGAAGCGACATCACCATCGCCAGACCAGAGATGCTAATTACCTGGACCCAGTCCACGGTGAACAGACCCAGTCCGCCACCACCGATCAAAGCCAGCGCACTCTGGGCACCAGTTTTCAAACATCTCTCGATCGCATAGTCCGCGTAACGCATTAGCTTATCCATCGCCGTTGTCCTCATTTCTGTGTAGCTTCGTCGACTCCCATGTGGCACCGAATATGTACGAAGTAAGAATCAAGCTTATCAAGGCAACCCCACCAGTGACCAGATCACTCACGTCCGTCATCAGACCAAACAGAACGGAGATCGAACTAGCAATCAGCATGATCGCACCGATGATGAACGATGCAAAGATGTACCGGCGACGGTTCTTCCACGATGGCTGTGACATGATGAACTTCAGTCCCTTCAGGTAGGAATCAATTATTCTTCGGATCTGCATCAGCCAAAGATGCTGATCAGCCACGGCACCACTGCCGCGACCAGACCCAGGGCACCGAACATTTTCCACAGATTCATTTCGACACGACGTAGCCGTGTTTCGTGATCCGTCAGCTTCGTGTTGACTTCCTTTTCCAGATCGTCAAGCTTGTCACTGATCCCAGGGAACTGATTAGACAGTTTCTCTAGCATAGATTGAATCTTTTGCACTTGCAGATACAGTTCCTTCAGCGTGATACGGGTCGATGATTCTTCAGCCATTACCGGAGTGCCCTTCTAATGTCGAAGAATCTGCGGAGTCTGGCACTCATGGGCTTTACTACTGGCATGGGCTTCTGGACTTCTTGTGCGGGTGCGGGCTTTTCTTCTTCAATTTTACTGGACGGTTCGTCCTCAAAGTAAGGCGTCGGATCGACCGTCTGCCCCCACGTCCGTGTCGGATGACGCAGTTCGAAGTGCAAGTGCGGTCCAGTCGAAGCACCAGTATTCCCAGACCATGCGATCCGTTCCCCACGTTCCACCCGTGTGCCCTTATTCAAGTGCGACGGTTCCTTCAAGTGGTAATAGACAGAGTAAAGATCCCCATCATGCTTCACGATCAGCGTGTAACCGCCAGACGCACCAGATCCCTTATGCACGATCACACCATCAGCCGGTGCGGTCAACGGAGATCCGACTGGCATAGCTACATCGATGCCGTGATGAAACTTCTTC